GTGCGGCCTGTGCCAGCGAAGCACAGCGGGGCGAAGCAGCGTCAGCATTTACCAAACAAGCCGTAGCACAGGCCACACAACGTCAGATTGTGATCATGGACTGGGACAAGTATGGCGGGCGTGTGCTGGGTGATGTCATACTCAACGGACAAAGCCTGCGTAGCATGTTGATTGTAAATGGCCATGCCAGAGAATATTACGGCGAAGCCAAAACAAGTTGGTGTCAGTGATACGCCTGTAAATACGGCATGAGCAATTTCTACTGTGCAGCCCCTTGGCGTGGCCTGCATATCAATCCCCGTGGTGATGTCAAAACCTGTTGTGCTGGCAACCCCAACATGCTGGGCAACCTCAATAGTCAAAGCATTGAACAGGTACTTAACAGCGATCTAATGGCGGAAATACGTGCCAGTTTGGCACAAGGACAAGCACACAACTATTGCTCAAACTGTGTACGAGCCGAACGCTTTGGCGCAGATTCAGAACGGCAATGGCACAACAATGTCAACCCCAACTTTGATTATGCTGCCGCTGGCAATCAATATCACTACCCTGTGATAGTAGATGTGCGTTGGAACACCACCTGCAATTTTAGTTGCAACTATTGCGACCCCAGTGCCAGTAGCAAATGGGCACAATTAAAACAAGTTGCATTTAAGTCTGGCACAAGACCTTACTATGAACAAGTGTGTGACTTCTTGGAACAACATCATGCACACATACACGAAGTGGCACTTGTGGGTGGAGAACCCTTGTTGTTGCCAGAAAATGAACGACTGCTAGATGTCATACCTGAGTCTGCCATTGTCACACTGATCACCAACTTGAACGTTGATCTTCAAAACAATAAAATATTCCGCAGACTTGCTGAACGCAACCGAGTTGGGTGGTCGATGAGTTTTGACAATATTTCAGATCGTTTTGAATATGTGCGTTATGGCGGCAACTGGACAGTATTGCAAGAAAACTTGAAAATTATTCAAGGCTTGATGCAATCACAAGGACAGTGGGGTGGTGTGCATGCAGTGTACAGCATCTACAATGCCACACGTTTGGTTGAGTTTAGACAATTTACAGAATCAGCAGGTGTCACAGTGTTGTGGCAAAACTTGTTCCAACCTGAGTACTTGGATCCATTCTTGCATGCACCTGCTGTGGCTCGGCTGGCAGCTGAAGAAATTAGAAAATTCTATGCCATGAACATTGTCACTCCAGCAGAACAACAATTTTTTGATCAAGCATTGAGTAAATACGATTCTATTGTTGCTGCACAGCCCGGCATTGTTGAAAAATTTAAAAAACACATACATGATATTGAAACAAGATATCATTCCAACACCGCAGGGCAGTTTCGACATTTGTGGCCCGAACTAGCAGAAAGTATAACATGATTGCACCATCACCAACTAAGAATTTAGAAACGGTCTTGGTCAAAGCACCGCACCGCAAAGAAGTATATACTGAGCAAGAACTAATTGAATTTGCAAAATGTGCAGATCCAGTGACCGGGCCACTGTACTTCATGGATAACTTTTTCTTTATCCAGCATCCCACACGCGGCAAGATGTTGTATCATCCGTTTGAGTATCAAACCCGACTGATTGAAACGTATCACAACTACAGATATTCCATATCACTAATGCCCCGACAAACAGGCAAGTCAACCAGCGCCGCTGGTTACTTGTTATGGTATGCAATGTTTGTGCCTGACAGCACAATCCTTGTGGCCGCACACAAATACACAGGCGCACAAGAGATCATGCAACGTATTAGATATGCATATGAACTGTGCCCAAATCATATCAGAGCAGGTGCTACCAGTTACAACAAGAACAGTTTGGAATTTGAAAACGGGTCACGTATTGTAGCTCAGACCACAACAGAAACAACCGGACGGGGTATGAGTATTTCACTCCTGTACGCTGACGAGTTTGCGTTTGTGCGACCCACTATTGCCAGAGAATTTTGGACTAGTATTTCACCCACATTGGCCACAGGTGGTAAAGCCATTATTACAAGTACCCCCAACTCAGACGAAGATCAGTTTGCGTTCTTGTGGAAAGGTGCCAACAAGACCCAGGACGAGCACGGCAACACCACAACACTGGGCATAAACGGATTCCGTGCATTTAGAAGCAACTGGCGTGAACATCCTGACAGGGATGAAAAATGGGGACTAGAGCAACTGGCACAACTGGGCGAAGATCGATTCCGACGGGAAATGGAATGCGAATTTGTTATAAATGATGAGACCTTGATTGCACCTACCAAACTGTTGGACTTAGAAGGCGTAGAACCCATGCGCCGTACAGGGCAAGTGCGTTGGTATAAAACTCCAGTCAAAGATAAAATATACATTGTGGCACTAGACCCTAGTCTGGGCACAGGCGGCGATCCTGCTGCCATACAGGTGTTTGAAGCAGACACCACAGAACAAGTGGCAGAATGGCGGCACAACAAAACAGATATTCCCACGCAGGTCAAACTATTAGCGGATATTGTAAAAGAGTTGTACGACATCACAAAAGACGACAAAAAAATTTACTATTCAGTGGAAAACAACACCATAGGAGAAGCCGCGCTGATATCTATAAATGAGTACGGAGAAGAAAACATCAAGGGGTATTTTCTCAGCGACAACAGTGTAACAGGCACAACCGGACGCAGATTGCGCAAAGGATTCAACACCACAAACCGAGCCAAACTCACTGCTTGCTCAAAGTTCAAAATTCTTGTAGAATCTGGGCGCATGCGACTGTACAGCAGACCCTTGATCTCAGAACTCAAAACGTTTGTTGCCCATGGTGGTAGTTATGCTGCCAAGCCAGGGGAAACTGATGATCTTGTGATGAGCTCGCTGTTGGTGGTGCGCATGTTGATGATGTTGCAGACTTATCATGCAGAATTGGATACACAGATGAAAGATCACGGCGATAACATCATTGAGCCAATGCCGTTCATATCAATGCTGCGCTAAATACACAACTATGACAATGGAAGCATTACCTCAAGATCTAGCAGATTTCTTGGTCACAAAGAACTTTGACCCAGAATATTTCGACGCTCAAGGCCAGCCTGCTGAAGCAGGTGACGCCAAAACCATGAAATTTGACTATGTTTCAAGTTCAGGCAAAAACTACGGCACTGCTGTGATTATTGTTGCAGATGACGAATTAAATTTATTCTACGGTGACAACCTGGGCCGGGGCATGGAACCTGAGGACAAAGACGAGTGGTACACTTTTCTAGAAGAACTCAGCAACAAAGCAGCCAGTCATTCAGCCACATGGAGTCCCAGAGATATCAATCAACTCAAACACACCTTGGCTGGCATTGCTGCCATCAAAGAGGGCTTGTTTGAAGGCTACTACGGCAGTAGAAAAGTCAGTTACGTGGGCGAGCAGACTGAGGCCAGATTGGTGATCAAACACAATCGTACCCTGGGTGAAGATGACAAACGTTATCGCTATGTGGAAAGTTTGTTTATCGAAACTGCTGATCAAGAACGTTTCCGTTTGCCATTCAAGAGTTTGGCGGGTGGTAGAGCCATGCTGGAACATGTTCGTTCTGGCGGCCGTCCTTATGATGTGCGTGGCACACATATTGCAGAAGTTGTGAGCGAAATGGCTGTGTTAAGTCGTTTCAATCGTGCTCAACACCATCGTGTGTTCGAAGGCGTCACGCAAGAGCTAGTGGAAAGCGCAAAGCAATACTACCACAACCTACAAGAAACCGTCAAGCATCTTGGCAGCCCACGTGGCTATCAAGCATACTTTGAAAGCTGGGCTCCTGATCACGTTGGTGAAGCAGAGAGCTTGGTAGAAAATCTACGCAACTTGTTTGTGGAACAAACACTAGATGCTAGAATTGAAGCTGCCTTGCCCACACTGGCCAAGATACAACAACAAGGAATGAACATGAAAGAAGCGCAAATATTTGAAAACTGGATCAACAATCTCAGTGAAGGCACCTGGGCACTGCCAGAAACTCCTGAACAAATGGAAAAACTCAATCAGTTGATGAGTGGTGAACTCATAGTTGGTCCTGACGCTATTAATGCCACAGAACAGTTGTATGATCTTGTGGGCGATGATGAGTTGTTTGACATCCTGAACGACTTGGCTGACCGGAGTGAAGGCCGTGCCAACTGTTGGGACGACTCAGATGTGCAACGCAGACTGGCTGAACTGGGCATTCAAACTCCCCAGAGCACCCAAGCAGAACCTGCTGATGTTGACCAAGACACAGCACCTGAGGTGAAAGAAGGCCTGGCACAAGACGAAGCCGAAGAAGAATACGGCGGATGGCGAGCAGAATTAGTGAATCAAATAAACTACAACACGTTTGAAGTTGAGGTAACAAATGCTAGATCAAAAGAATCAGCAAATTTTATTATACGTCCAGTGGATATGGTATCTTATGGACCAACACTGTCAGTAGAAACCTTTGATGTACATGACTTACAAACTGGTCAAACACAAAGTTGGACCAATGATGACCCGGCGCCTGAGGGCCCTATTGCTTATGCAATTAGTGCGTTGTTCTATGATGAAAAACCACTTCAAAAGGCACTCTGGAACATTGTTGATACCCATAACAAAAAAGGTCAAGACAAGTTACCAGGCCTGGACCAACGCCGAAGCATAGGACAAGAAGTTGGCATTGATGATTATGTTGATGCAGGCGAAAAGACTCAAGCCGCAATGGCTAAAATGAAAAAAGGCATGGCGGAAGGTGACAACATGAGTACATTTGTGGAAAGCAATGAATTGGCTCGCATGCTGAAACACGCTGGCGTGCCTGTTAAAGAAAGTGTGTTGACAGATTCAACAGGCAGCACGCTGGAACACATCAAAGACACATACAAGCGCGATGTCAAAGACTTCATGCAAACTGGAGAAATGAGTCGTCATTTGGAGCAAGTATTGTATGATTACTACTATGACGATATGCCATATGGCGCAAAAACTGGTGAGGACATAGATACACATGAATGGATTGGTGATCGTTTTGCCGAAGATTTGGGCATAGACGAAGGAGTGCTTGGCACCGTTGGCGGTGCTGCTCTGGGCAGCATGCTGGGAGGACCAATCGGTGCTGCCGTGGGTGCCACTGGCGGTCAAGAACTGACCAAGGGCGGATCCAGCATAATTGAAGGTTCATGCAACATGACCATGGAAGGTTCTTACTGTCCAGAACACGGCTTGGCCAAATGTGAAGGCATGTATGAAGATGGTGGAGACTCACAGATCACATCTGGAATGAAAACCAAATACGGAACTGTAGTGTCTGTAGATGGAAATACTGTCACGGTCAAAGCATCAAACGGTGAATTGACCACTATGAATATTCATGACATACAGCAAGCCATGTACGAAGATGGCGGCGCAGTGGGCATGCCTTACAGCATGGGCGAAAACAACGAGATTGTGCGAAATGCCAAAAAACTTACTGATGGCTGGAAAGGTACCTTGGCCGGCAGTGCAGCCGGTGGCCTGGCTGGCAGTGCAGCAGGAGAGGCATTGGGCCCTGCCGCTGGTGCAGCATTGGGCGGAGCAGTTGGTGGCTTGCCAGGTGCCTTGGCCGGGGCTGCGTCTGGTGCGGCTGCTGGAGGTGCCATAGGTGGTGCAGCAGGTGGCCTAGCAGGTGGTAAAATTGGAGATAAACTGGGCGGCCCAGAAGAAACTGACGAAGGATCTAATACCGCAAATATAGTTAAAGGTGCTGCCAAAGCCGCAACACAAGGATTGGCTGACATGTCAGGTTCTGGAAAAGAAATTGCTAAAAACCTGGTTTACATGGAGGATGATCCAATCAACAGCAACAGTGCAATGACCGGAAGTTACTATGAAGGCAAAGAAACCGACGTCCAAGCTGGCGATGCACTTCTGGCAAGAATAAAATCACTGGCTTTGCTCAGATGACATAAATACACTTGACATGTAGACAAAAAGCGCATATACTACTACAGTGTTTGCGCTTTTTCGTTTGTGAGTCACAGGCAACAAAGATCTAAACATTTAGATAGGCAACATAACATAGGCAACTTATCAAGGAGAAAAACTATGGCATCATTAGCAGAAATCAGAGCAAGACTACAGGCAGCAGAGGGCAACAAAGGTGGCGGACAAACAGGTGGAGACAACTCCATTTACGCCCATTGGAACATGGAAGAAGGACAAAGTGCAACACTTCGATTCCTTCCCGATGCAAATACAAAAAACACATTTTTCTGGCAAGAACGAGCAATGATTCGTTTGCCTTTCGCTGGCATCAAAGGCGAGGGGGATTCCAAACAAGTGTACGTGCAAGTACCTTGTGTGGAAATGTGGGGCGAAGCATGTCCTATCTTGGCAGAAGTGCGCACCTGGTTCAAGGACAAGAGCCTTGAAGAAATGGGTCGCAAGTACTGGAAAAAGCGTAGTTACATTTTTCAAGGCTTTGTGCGTGAGAATCCACTGGCCGACGACAAAGCACCAGAAAATCCCATCCGACGTTTCATTATTGGACCACAAATCTTTGCCACTATCAAAGGTGCACTGATGGACCCTGAGCTGGAAGAAATGCCCACAGACACGCTGCGTGGCCTGGACTTCCGTATCACCAAGACATCCAAAGGTGGCTATGCTGACTACTCAACAAGCAAGTGGGCACGTAAAGAGTCTGCACTTACTGAAATCGAGCAAACCGCAATCGCCACACATAACTTGTATGACTTGAGCACATTCCTGCCCAAGAAGCCCGGCGACGTTGAGTTGAAGGTGATCAAAGAAATGTTTGAGGCATCAGTAGATGGACAACCGTACGACACAGAACGCTGGGGTCAATACTTCCGTCCTGCTGGTGTTCAAGCACCAGGTGGTGCCGGAGCCGCACATGTTGACGAAGACGCACCAGCAGCCAAGCCTGCACTCAAAGTGGCCGCACCTGCACCAGCAGACAATGGATTTGATGAAGACGATGTTCCTGCGGCAGCCGCACCAGTGGCCAAGCCCGCAGCATCAGGACAAAATGCCCAGGACATCCTGGCCATGATACGTAGCCGTCAAGCCAAGTAATGAGAACGGCTCTGGATACAGAGCTGTTTCCAACACTATGTGAAGTGGTAGAAGTACCACTTCACAATCAATGGGTTTATCTAATTCAGAAAAACGGAAGCAGCAGTTTGCGGATTCAGCAGTCAAGAGACAATCTTGCTGTGTTTGCCAATGACAAAATAAGTGCTCTTGATTGTGTTGATGTATACATTCGAAATCCTAGAGCCAGGTATGTCAGTGGAATCAACACTTACTTGCAAAATTTTCAACGCGACCACCCTGAATTAGACTATAACACTGCATTTTGGTTTGCCAAACACTACAAGTTTTTGAATACACATTATTTGCCACAGTTTCATTGGATAGCAAATCTCAGTAAATATCTGCGCCAAGATACCATAATACGTTTGCGAAATTTTAAAGACTTTGCTCAAATAACTGATTTGCATAACAAGCCTTCAACAGTGAGTGCTCCAACCAAACAATTTGTTGACATGTTGTTCAAAGATGACGACAATATTGAACTTTGGTTATTCTTAGATCAAATATTGTTGGATCTTGCAGGACAAGAGTTCACTTGGATACAACTGGTTGACTATTATCAACGCAACTACACAAATATTATAAAACATGTATTGCCCTAGACTAGATCATTTTGTACGATTTAATGCCAATGGATCAGTGAGCCGTTGTGGTCATATGTCAGATGCACCGCATTTTCAAACACTACAACAAATGGCTTCCAGTGATTGGCTTGCAAATGTTCGTACAACCATGAATCAAGATTCTTGGCCAAACGAATGCATTCGTTGTAAAGCAATAGAAGATATTGGCAACAAAAGTGTTAGACAACAATCTTTGGACAGACATGCACAACTATTACACGCAAGATCAGATTATCTTGTGTTAGGCGGTGTACTGGACAATGTGTGTAACAGT